TCCAGCATATCCACCAAGGTAAATAGCATTGCGAGCCTCAGTGATAGCAGTCCACTGCCAATACTTAGGCAATACTGTTGAGCCGTTAATGGCAGTGAGTGTGCTGATGTTAATAGTAGCACCGCTGCCCTTGTTAGCGAATAACAATTCATAGGCAGCAGTAGTTCCATCTGTGCGGGTAATGCCCGCTATAACTCTACCTTTGACATACTTCATTACAACGCTTGATGCGTTGGTTGTATTGATGGCATAGTGCTGATGAGTAACGCCTGTGCTGATGTTGACATCATAGATATGCGTAGCATTTGCTACATAAAGATATGTTCCGTCAGAACAGATATCAAGTATCTTACTACTTCCAAGAGATGAACTTGCTACGAATGTGCTGGTAGCGCCAGCAGTTGTAATTTTATAGAGTGCTGTTCCAGTAGTAGCATCCATATCTGCAGCAATCATTATGTTGTTGTTACTTGTATCTGTACCTGTAACGATATGGCACTTGCCAGTTAATGGAAGTACATTGGTAGTTTTTTTAAGCAGGCTTAATTGCCCTGGAGTCCAAGGGTCAATGCCTACTGAATCACGAAAGCGGAAGCGAACTTCGTTATCGTTACCTTCCAATGGCTCGGTGAATTGGATGCCATCGCCATAGTGCCACGAGGATTGAGCACGAATCCAATAACCTGAACCTTGCAGGGTGTGTTCACCTGGGTCACGCTCTTGGTCAATACGGGTAGTACGGAAGTCTGCAGTCTGTCTTTTGTAAGGAGTGTTATCTGTAATAGCCATAATGAATGGCATACCACCAACAGCAATATCAAACTTGTTACCTGTTGGGTCATAGTATGTAGCGGTACGACCTGATAAATCAATTATGGACCGCTCGGTAATATCGGGCGCGCGTGATACCACTTCATCTCCTTTGTGTTTAAATAAAAAAACCCCGCCAGTTACGACGGGGCTGTGAATCTATTTGTTATTCAGTTGGTGCGTCTAGTTCCTTGATTGGATTGTCAATAACAATCACTGGTTCAGGTCCTGGAGAACGCTCTACTTCATCTGCTATGACTGTCTCATTGACAAGTTCATAGTCAGCATTACCGCAACTGTTGCACACTGGGAAGAACATAGGTTCATCTTTTGCGCGTTGTTCGATGTATTCGTGTCCGCAACAAGCAGACTTGTATTCGTATTTAACTGTCATTTTATTCTCCTAAGAATTAGTAGTAAAGAAGGATACAGCCGTTACCGCCAGCGCCTCCGGTTGTAAATCCACCGCCACCACCACCACCGCCTGAGCCACCTGCTCCGCCAGTAGCAGAAGTTGCATTAGAGCCTGCTGCTAAATACCCACCGCCACCGCCACCTGCAGAAGTTGACCCAGCGCCAAAAGCATTTCCTCCAGAACCACCAGCGCCCGAACCTCCGACTCCGCCTGTTCCGCTTCCTCCAGCAAAGAAACTTGCCGCTCCGCCTCCACCGGCAAATGTACCTGCACCACCTGCGCCACCCACACCAGTAGTAACATTGCAAGCGCCACCACCACCACCTGAAACGCCTGTTCCACCAGCACCGCCATTGCCGCCAGAACCGCCATTGAATCCACCGCCACCGCCGCCGCCTGCAGAATAACCAATACCACCAGCACCACCAGTACTTGCGCCTGCCCCTCCGGCTGCCCCAGCAGTTCCTAAATATGAAGTTGAACCAGCAGCACCAGCACTGCCACTGCCACCGGAACCAGCAGTGGTAGCACCTCCAGCACCTGCGCCACTAAGATATCCAGTAGAACCAGCAGCGCCGCCACCATAGCCAGCAAACAATCCGCCAAAAGAAGTTATTGTTATTGATGCTGCTGAACCAATTACACAAGGTGTAGAAGTTGAGGTTTTAGCCCAACCCATTGTTACGCCACCAGCACCGCCACCAAAGCCATTTTGCCCTGCTCCTCCATTGCCCCCAGGACCAACAAGAATTGCATAAACCCAGTTTACGCCAGAAGGAATAGTAATTGTAGTTCCAGTGGTAACAGTTTGTTTAAGAGTTAATCCATAAGGAGTATTAGAGTTTGAGTTAATCTTATCGCCTTGAACAGATACAATCGTAGCCGTATTAGGAAATTGACTGTATGCCATTATGCTATCTCCACTCCGCTAATGTGAATTGTTACTGCAGTAGTAGAAGCACCACCAGTAATTACTTTAGGTGTAGCGTTAGCAGGGATAACTTGCTTAAGGTCAAAGGTCGCTACTGAGTTAGCAGGTATGCTAACTGTAGGCAAGATGTTAACACCATCAATAGCCATTGTTACAGTAGATGAAGATGCTGCAGTATTAGATGCAACCACATTTGTTACTACAGTAGTTGTAGTTGTAGTTGGCACTGTGTACAGCGTTGTGCTTGTTGTTGTAGTCGCTGCTCCTCGGAACAGCGCCTTGGTTGTTGTAGCCATTAGTTACTACCTTTCGTTATTGGTTACCAAGCACCCATAACATTCATAAGTGCAATGTCTTGTTCAGCAGAGTTAGCATCTAGTTGAGTATGCTGTGCTGCTGTAATCTTTGTTAAGCCAGCAATGGTTGAGATTGTTGTACCAGAAGTTACTACAGTAGTACCAAGGGTAGGTGCTGTGTATGTAGCAGCAGGTGCAGCCCAAGCAGCAGTTGTACCATTGGATGTAAGTACATATCCACTAGTAGTTGCAATAGCCAAGTTGGCTGGTGTACTTGCTGCGCTTGCTACCAAGATAGAACCAGTAGCAGCATAAGTTGATAGTGCCACTTTGGTTGTATCTGTTGCTGCAGCCCATTGAACACCTGTACCAGTAGTCTGCAAATACTGTCCATTAGTTCCAGATGTAGAAGCAGCAGTTAAGGAACCAGTAAGGGTTCCACTTGAAATTGTTTTATTGGTAAGAGTATCTGTTGTTGCTTTACCTACAAGAGTATCTGTCGCAGCAGGAAGCGATAGCGTTCCAGATGCAGTAGCAGATGCAGCAAGCACTGTAGTTCCAGTAGTAGCGCCATTGAATGTAGCGCCTGTTCCAATTACTGGAGATGTTAATGTTTTATTAGTAAGTGTTTGAGCAGTTGTTTTATCAACAGTAATGCTTGTATCAATAGAAAGAGTATCGCCACTCTTGCTAAGACCATTACCAGCAGTAACCAATGAAGCACCAGTAAACTGTGTCCAGTTAATGTTATCTGTGTCAACTTTAATACCTTTAACTGGGGTAGTTGAAGTACCAGTGGCGTTCATTACCCAACCTTGGTTGATGTTCTTTGTACCACCAATAATAAATACTATGTCACCAGCATATACTTCACCAGAAACAGAATTGTCATAGTCAGTAGCACGGGTAAGAACTGCAGATACACCAGTTGCACCAGCGGTAGTTACCTTGTAAATACCATTTTGTGTAGGAGTAATCTGGTCTTTGATAAGCAAGCGGTCATTAAGTACTGTTGTATATCCATCAATAATAAGTACACCAGTAGCGGTAACAGTAAAGTATGCACCAACACCAGTACCTCCATCAGCACCAGCAGAGCCAGCGGTATAAGTACCTGTGATGTTTGCAGTTGTTGCAGCCTGTACTGAGTCGTGAGTGTTTAAACCAGCAGCCACACCATCAACATATTGCTTGCTTGCAATACCTAGGTTAGTTGTTGGGTCAGCAGTTACAGTTCCATTGGTTAAGTTTAAACCAGTAATGGTTGTATATGTAGTACCTGAGTTGATTGTTGTAGAACCAAGTACAGGGGCAGAGTATGAAGTGGCAGATGAAATTGCACTCCAAGTTGAACCATTGTAAACATACATAGTACTTGCGCTAGAGTTAAAATATGTAGCACCATTGATAAGCGGATTGCCTTGGTTGTCTAGCGTTGGAGCAGAAGCAAATGAACCAAGATACCAAGTCTTGTATGTGTTGTATGTAGTAGCAGAACTTGTCGCTGATGTTGCTGCACTTGTGGCAGATGTATATGCTGCCGTGGCAGATGCTGCAGCACTTGTTGCGCTTGTTGCTGCTGCAACCTGCGATATGGAAGCGCTTGTAGCCGAAGTAGCAGCAGCAGATTGAGATGCAGCAGCGCTGGTGGCAGAAGTCTGGGCTGCATTTGCATAGTTAGAAGCAGATGTTGCGCTAGTAGCAGCAGCGGTAGCACTTGCTGCAGCCGAAGTTGCAGAAGTTGCAGCGGCAGTAGCAGATGCTTCAGCAGATGTTGCCGAAGTTGCGGCTGCAAGTTGGCTTGTTAGAGATGATGAAGCACTTGTGGCAGCATTAGTAGCAGAGGTAGCCGCACTGCTTGCTGATGTAGCAGCAGCAGTTGCACTGGCAGCAGCACTTGTAGCACTGGTAGCAGCAGCGCTTGCGCTCGCTGCAGCAGATGTGGCTGAGGTAGCAGCCGCTACTGTTGAGCCATAGAGAGTATCAATGTAACCTTTTGTGACAGCATCAGTTGATGCAGTAGGCGTACCAAGGCTAGTAATTTTATTGCTGCCCATATCAATAGCACCAGTCATAGTGCCACCAGCCTTAGGCAACTTAGTTGCAAGGTTGTTTGTAACAGTAGTTGAGAACGCAGCATCGTTGCCAAGAGCAGCAGCCAACTCGTTGAGTGTATCAAGAGCAGCAGGTGCAGAGGCTACGAGATTAGAAATAGATGTATCTACATAACCTTTGGTTGCAGCATCAGCAGTAGATGTAGGTGTAGCAAGACCAGTAATCTTATTTGAGCCAGCAGCAAGGTCGGTGCTAAGAGTTCCAGAAACAATAGTTGCGCTGGTAACAGTGGCTGATGAGACTGTACCGCCATTGATTGTTGGGCTAGTAAGAGTCTTGTTAGTAAGGGTAGATGTGCTTGTTGTAGTAATTACTGGCACGCTGTTTTGTGTAAGCGTAGTTGGATTCATAGTTCCACCAGTGATGGTGGCTGTAGAAGTTACTGTTCCAGTAATTGTTGCAGCGTTAATTGTAGGAGATGTAAGTGTCTTTGCTGTAAGTGTTTGTGTTTTATCAGTACCTACTACAACACCTTCGCCTGTGGCAATGCCGTGGATATGAGTATCAACACCAGACATAATTGAGGAATCACTGTCATAACCTCTGGCAGATATGTGTGTTTGTAGTTGTTTAAACTCACGAGCAGATACGCCGTGACGAACTACGGAACCTGCTGAGTGAGCAATACCAGCACCAGCAGCAGTACCATCTTCACCACGAACAATGGTAAGAGTAGTAGCAGGTGAGCCAGTCTGTGCTGTAACTGTAACTACTTCTTCTTTGGTGGTGTCTGGGTCAAGGATAAGCGTAAATGGAAGCGTGGTTGGAAAACCGCTAATGGATGCAACAACAACGCTGGTAGTACTAGAACCAGCAGATGCTGCTGGAACCGAAGAAATAAGTGAAGTTTCTACCGCTACCGCAGAGTAATAACGCTTTGGGGAACCTACATCTCCTGCTGTCATTTTCTACCTTATCTCTGGAAGTGTGAACGAATTGGGTATTGACGGCGCTGTATGTCAGCAACTTCGTTTAAACGAGTTTGATAAATGTTGTACAAGAAACGAGAAGCATTAGCGCCAGACTGTGCTCCGCGTTGGTTATCAAGAATGTCTGCTTCTGCAGATAGTGGACCAAGACGAGATGGGTCAAGGAAAGAAATCATACGAAAGGCTGAACCATAGAGTGCTACATCCTCCGAGTATGAAGGCAGTCCTGTAACTGTTGAGTACTCTTGGTCTGTTGTTTCATTGGTTAAGTCAAATAGAGTTGGGCGCTTTGAGTACACCACATTTACTGTACGACCAGGAACGATAGGTGAGTACACGCTAAGGCTGTGACCTACTGCACCTGCTGTACCAAAGGCTGTTGGGTTAGCCATTCTGTCTAATTGCCAAGCACGAACTGGTAGCCATTCTTTAGATGGTCCGATAACAGAGTGAGTTACATTGTGGATATTCTGTACTTCATCTGGAATATCGTATGTTGTACGCGCTGCAATGTAGGAGAACTCATATTGCCCTAAGGCAAATATGGATGGGTACATAGCATCAATAGTATTGTTGATTGCTTTCTTAATTTCATAGCGTGGGAACAAAGGAGCAATAACAACTTTGTCATTTGGCGAGTGTGCCTGAGCAATAGAACCACGCTGTCCTCTGCCCCAAGGAGCAAGGTTAACTGTGTTGGTTGTATTGTCTGTTGAGTTTACAAAGACCATTTCATCGCCAATTTGCATATACCCTTTGCCAATGCTCGAAGCATCGTAAACAGTAAATGAAGTTGTGGCAGTTGTAATGCTAGTTGTAAGCCAAGTGCTTGCTTCTGTGTTTAAAGTGTAGCCGTGAAGAAGTGTCTCAACGCGGTCAGTAAGTTGTTCAAAGGTTGCCATTAGAGGTTGATGCTCCTTAATGCAGAGACTGCGCTATTGCCAGTTGTGCCAGCAAGGAGATTAGCAATGGCGTTTAAACCATAGAAGTTTGCTGGGTTTGTAATGCCGTACTTAACATTAAGAGCGTGTACGGTTTCGTATGTGTATGGAAGCCCTGCCCACTTGCAAGCAGCCGCGGCTTCCTCAAGGAACGCAGTGGGTGCTGGATAAGTTCCGCCATTGGCGAGACGATTCAACTCTGCTACAAGTGTACTTCCTGCTGTTCCTACTGTCATTTTACCATTTCACCTTGTCTGCCCAATACGCTGCACTCATCTTGCCTTTGGCAATGTTGCTTGCGTGACGAGCCTTAAATGATTTCTGTCGTGCTGTTGGGGTATGGTCCCCGCTGACACCTTGTTGTCCAAAGCGGATTGTCTTTACTTTCTCTCCGTCTTTAGCAACAACGATGTGTGACTTTGTTGGATGGCTTGGCGTTCTCTTTGGCTTATTAAAACCAGAAACTCCAGCCCTTTTTAAACGCGGGTCTGGACTAGCCATTGTTACTTGCCACCTTTTTTCTTAGGCATCATTACCTTTTTAAGATTTGGGTTAGCCTTCTTTGCTGCAGGTGAAGCCTTGCGAGCACCTGCTGCAAGAATTGCTGCTGCGTTTTCCATTGGGAGTCCCTGCTTCTTGGCAATACCTTTTGCTGCTGCCTTGAAACCCATTCCCTTTTTAGCCGCTGCCATTACTTTAGGCTCGTTGGCTTATTAACGGCTGGAGCAGTGATGCCATAAGGTTCTACTGTTCCGAAGTTGCCATCTTTGTTTACTTCTTTGTTACCGCAACCACAAGTTGTGCACATATTACTTACCTTTCTTAAGGGCTTTCATACCCTTTGCAATTTCCTTAGCCTTCTCAGACTTGGATTCCATCTTCTCAGCCTTGGCATATGCAGCAGCCTTACTGACTTTCTTTACAGCCTTCTTAGCGGCTGGTGTATGTCCTGCCATTTATTCATCCTCTTCTGCTGTTAGTTCATCTTCCGTTATGGAGATGTATCCGATGGGAAGTTCAAAGTCTGGGATGTGGCGAAGGAGTAACTCCCACGCTTCACCTTCTGTAAAGCCAGCCTGTTTAAACGATTCATATAACTCGTGCGCTTGAATCGCATACCCCTGCAATGGGGTAATAAAATCTACTTCTATTTCCTCTTTAGCCATTTGGATTGTCGGCATTAAATGCCTTGCCAGTCTTATTAGAAATCTCTACTGCAGTGCGTACTGCCTGCATAGTAGTTCCTGCTGGCTGAATACCTTGTGCTCTAGCATCTCGGTATGCGCTAAGTTCTTTATCCCACTTCTTATTGGTAGTTCCGCTATCAGCAATGCGCGCATCGCCTGCGTTCATCTCAAGGCTAAGAGCCTTGCAACCAAAGCAACCATCAATAGGTTCAGGATGATGTTCCCAATGTTTCATATTAACCTCACACAACAGTAATGTATTGACCAAAACCAGCAGCGGTTAAGTCGTCTTTTTGTTTTTCTGTGAGGAAGTATTCGTGCCCACCCATATACACTTCTTGAGCAGCAGCAATTTCTGTCTGTGCTGGATAGCGATAGGTTGAGTATATGCCATTAACACGCATAACAGTTATGCCACGGTGCAATCCGTAACGCATATGCAAGCGGTTCCAAGCAACGGGTGTTTCCTTGATTGAAGGACCAACGAAACGATATGCCATTTGTGCTCCTTACTAATGGACTTACCACAAGGCAGGATTGCTCCTGCCCTGCAGTCAACCAATTAGGACTGGATTGAAGATGATGACTCGATGCGATACAGAGCCTGCTCACGATAGCGAGAGAATCCGAGAACGCCGTACCAACCGATAGGGCGGAAACGCATCAACTTATCAACGACTGGTCCGACAACGACTGATGGCTCTTGGGCAACTGCTTCTGCAAGTGCTTGCTTTCCAGCAATGATTGTGCGGTAGTTCGCTGTTGGAGGTGTGATTGTTACAGTCGCACCTGA